AATAATATTTTAGCTAATGGTGCAATAGCTCCAAGCATTGGTAACATACTAGTACCATTCAGCTTTAGATTTTTTCTCTGGTAACATTCTGCTTTGACCTTTTACTTGTACACTTTGTGTTTCATCTTTGCTAGTCATTTCAACATCAATGCCACCATTTTTATAACCATCAGAATTTAAAAATTTACTGTGATCTCCAACTTGTGTTCCGTAAGCAGAAGAAGAATCCTTAGATCCTTTTATCATTCCACCTTTTGCGTATCCTTTTTTAGACATGTTTGCCTCCGATAATGCGATTGCGATCGCTTGTTTAGGATTAGTAACTATCTTACCTGATTTACCACTGTGCAACTTGCCAGATTTAAACTCATGCATTACAGTCTTAACTTTTCCTGGTTTCTTTTCCATATTAGTTAATTGTTATAATCTTTTTTAGCGTTATTTGCAAATTGTTGTTTTGCTATAGAAGTAGCTGCCCTTAGCTTAGCTAAGTCTTCATTTTGTTGAAGTTTTTCATCACTATTTGATTGATTCATTAAAGCTCTCATCTTATCTAAGTTTAATCTATCTTGTGCTTCTTGATTTCTCTTAGCATTATTCTGAGCCAGTATATCTAATTCTCTAGATTTTAATTTAGCTAAAGGATCATTGTCAAATTGAGAAGTAATCTTTTTTTCTTCTTTCATAAACTCATCCATCATCTCAGCTATAAGAATTGATTTTCTAGCTTCAAGTTTTAATTGAAATTGTTGTACTTGCATTTGCACTTGAGGGTTTTGTGCCATTTGAGGATTCTGTGACATCTGTTGTATCTGTTGTAATTTTTCATGAAATTCTAATTCAATTTGTTCCAAAGCCATTAAAGAAATATGTTCTAAAATATTTTTTTGTAATGCACCAACAATCATAGGATTGTTTCTTGCAAAGTTTGTTTCCATAAAATTTAAATGAGAAGTCATATGAGCTCTATGGTCTTGTCCTCTGAATGCTTGAAAAGGTTGAGCACCTAATGCATCAATATGTTCTTGTGCTGGATCTTTTGGCACTGGCTTTTGAGGAACGTTTAAAATTTTATCAATGTCTCTTACACCTAATGCTTCGTACATTTTTCTATATGTCTCATATAGATTATGAATCTGTGGATTAGATTGTGCTAATTGTAATTGGGTTTGTGCTAAACTAATTCTTTGAGTCTGTGAAAATATATTTGGATCTGCAACTGGTATAACATCTACTTTATCATCAAAGTCTGCTTTTTTAATCATTCTTTGTCCACCCACAACATCGTAAGGATATTCTGGTGGTAAGTATAAACTAAATACTCTTGATAATAATTTAAACTCTTGTTTTAAAGATGCATATAATCTTTTATGTATAGCTGACATTGTTCTGCTTCCTCTTTCAAGTAAAGCAACTGTAGTACCAACTGCAGCTTGTTGATTACCATCGCCAACATTTAAATCAGCAATAGATGCAAATCTTTGTCCAGCTTGAACAACAATACCCATTAATTGTAATAATGTTGCTGATGGTTCTTTGAATGGTAATGGTAAAAATGCATCTCTTAGATTTCCTCCAGGAGCATCTACATCTCTAAACTCACCTGGTTGAATTGGTTGTGCATCATCTCTAACTCTAATACCTCTTTGTTTAAATCCTGCCGGTAAATTAGATAAAGTTCCAGCATCTAATAATTGTCTAAGTGATGCAGTGGCAGTTCTAGATAAACCACCAATCATATGGATTAAACCAAATCCATAAAACCCAAGTCCTGGTAAAAATTTAAAATGTACAAAGTACTGGATCTTTTGTTTTAAAACATCTCCAGCATTAAAGTTTCTGCGTATTGATAATATCTCACAAGAGTTTTCTTCTATCGTTACAATATAAGGAAGTTTAATTCCAGTTATTTCCCCATCGGGACCTCGATCTTCAAAACCCTCAAGGTCTATATTTACATGACATTCAATTAAAGTAAATACATCTTCTTGTTTTCCTTTACGAATTCCTTCTAATTGTTTTTCTTTTCTCTCTAATGGATTTTCCATAACATCGCCAGGCTCACCAAGATCTACGTCTCTATAAAACCCTGCAACTTGTTGTTTACGTAAATCATTTTCAGATATCTTAAGAACATGCATAATTGCTTCTGCATCATCTAAAGAAGTTGCATTGTATGGAACTACTAAATCTTCTGCTTGAATAAATTTAGATACTGCTCTTTGCATTAAAGAATCATAATAAACTTTTTTAAATGTAGATCCTGATAAAGGTAAATAAAATAACATTTGATCAAACTCAGGTTCATATTCTTTCATGATATCCATAACTTGGAAATTCATAAAGTCTTTAACACGATTAGCTTGATCTTCTTTTTCTCTTGTGTTGATTCCAATCACTTGAGTTCTAACGGGTCCTTCAGCTGGTAATAATTCTTTATAAGCTAAAGCTTGAAATTGAGTTACTGCTTCTGCAAGAACTGGATGTGTTACACCCGAAGCTCCTCTAAATGGTTGAGTTCTTCTTTCGTATTTAAATCCTAAAAGATCTAATCCGTCTGTGTATGCTTTTTCCCAATCTTGTCTTGATGATTTATATTGTGAATAGTTTTCATAAAGTTCTGATCCAAGAGGATCTAAAATATCGTCTGGTAATAATTCAGCTAAGTTGTCAAAGTGGTTTTTTGAATTGGCTTGATTAACAGCTCCGGGTTCAAAGTTAACTTCAACCCCACCATCTTCTGTTGGAGTTATTTCAGTACTATTAATATTTGGCATTGGCGTACTAAGTTCTTGTTCCTTAGGATTGCCACCAATTTCAATTGAGTGCCTAACTTCGTTTGGAAGTGCTTTGTCTATTGTTGCCATTTAATTTTCCTGAACTTACTACAATAACCTTTTTAGTGGGAACATTCAACCCCTGTGGATTTGGCCCTCTTAAAGGTGGTATAGTTGTTGTTAATTTTTTCATTAATAATAAATCTTATTATCGTCTAAAGATGTTGGCTCATCTATATAGTCTTCTGGATGTGAAATCAAGCCACCTTGACGGAACCTCATAACCGCTTGGGTCATTGAATCTACAAGGTCATCATGATCTCCAAAAGGGAAAGCGGCACATTCTTCAATAACCTCTTGTGCAAATTGTTTAGACTTAGGAGCCCATATCATTCCTGATTCAAATAGAGGTGCAACTGAATTTACTCTAGTGTGTTTATCATTACCTTTAGAAGGTGAAAAATTTACAACGGGTATTCCCATTTGTCTAAGTTCATAAGTTAAAGGAAGTCCTGAAGCTTTAGCCTCAACCAATACTGTATCTGGATTCCAGTAGTTATATTGTTCGTGGGCCAGGCGCCTTAGATCAGGGAACTCCAATCTTTCTTTCCTTGCATCTAATAAAATTAAATTTTGTGGTGAATCTTCATTCATTCTAAATACACCCCAAGTTGTAATAGCAGAGTAATCGGCTGTTTCTTTTTTCATGAACGCCGTATCATAAGATTGAATAACATGTTCTAAAGGGGGTATATAATCTTCAGTCCAATCTCTCCACCATTCCCTTTTAATTAATGATCCTTCTTCTGCAGTTGGATCTTGCATATACTGAGCATTCCATTTTGAAATACCTGCTGATGCTTTAACTGCAAGTAAATCTTCTAGCTTCCAATATTCAGGCCATACAGGTTTTCCACTTGGAAGGATTGCAGGAAATTCTACTACCTCCCATTGGTCTGCTTTTTCTTCTGCTGCTTGGGCCTTGATTAATTGTGCTGTTAAATCTTTTGTGCTCCATCTAGTCATAACTAAAACTATACGTCCTCCTGGTTGTAAACGTTGACGGGGTCCTGAAGTATACCATTCGTATGCTTTATCAAATGCCGTTTGTGAATAAGCATCTTGCTCGGAATGTGGATCATCGATGATGAGCAAGTCAGCACCCCTACCGGTCACCGCACCTTGGACACCCACAGCAAAGTATTCGCCACCTTGATCAGTCTCCCAGCGCCCCGCTGCTTTTGAATCTTCTTGCAATCTTGTATTAAATATTTCTCTATACTCGGCTGAATCAATTAAATTTTTTGTCTTACGTCCAAATCTTACCGCCAGTTCTGCTGTATGGGTTGCTTGAATTATTTTTAATTTAGGACTATTCCCAATCATCCAAGCAGGTAGAAAGTAGGAAGCAAATTCAGATTTAGTATGCCTAGGGGGCATGTTAATAATTAATCTTTTTAATTCTCCACTTTGTAATCTGTTAAATTTATCTGCTACAGTTTTGTGATGGGTCCCTTCTATAAAATCTGGCCAAATGTATTTTACAAATGTTAAAAAATCTGAACGAATAGCTTTATCTTTTACCTTCTTAATCTTGGCTAAGAAATCTAATTTTAATTGCTTTCTAATTTTAGGATCAGCAATATTGTTTACATTCTTTATTTTTTTAATATCTAGCATAATATCTTATTATGGTACCTTACAAAGTTTATACCCCACCCGGGTGTGTAAATCCAGCACTAAAGGGTAAGTCTAGGGTCCCCTTTTTTTGATTTACCCCTCCCCCCCTCTCTGATTTAAAATTAAATCGAAATCAATCCTGTTTTTTTTATTCTCCGGGTGGGTCCCGCCCACATGTATTTATTAGGCATGCAACTATAAAGTTAGTTCGACACCACTACTAATAGCGTGATGTATATACAACACACAAGTCAGTGCATTATTTTGTATACTTAAGTAATTGCTTTGATAATCTATATTTACTTAACGAAACAGAAAGAGAGAGTAAAACATGGCACTAACATACGACTACACTAAGGTAGAAGGAGTAGATAAGTTTACTGATGAGCAACATGAGAATGCAAGTCAGTTAGCTTGGACTCTATTAACATTACAACTAAGAGAAATATCTCAAGAGAATTTAAATGAAATTCTTTTTAGAATTAAATTCTTAGAAGAGATTAATGTTAAACTGTTCCAAGAAAAACATGATATTGATTCAGTTAAAAAGTTTATGACTGATCATATTAACTATAAAACAAATGTAAGTAATGAAACTAGATATAAGTTCATTACTCACTGGGCTAAGGTTAAGGCGTCAATAGCTGAAGATAATCTTAAGTTCAAAGGAGTTAATTAATATGGACATGGATATTAACTTAACTGAAACTGTTGCATGTTCCCTGTTCCAAGAAACAGGGACATCAATACAAGAGTGTGAGTTCCAAGCTAACTACATTACAAAGACTGACAACTCACTCGACGATCTAGAAGTAGAATAATCTAAAACAAAAAGCCCACAGGTTTGAAACTGTGGGCTTTTCTATTCTTTAACGAAAAGAATTATTTAGCAATTTGTGTAAAGGACTTTGGCACACGCACCTCAATCTGTGCTTTATTAAATATGCTTTCCAAGTTCTTCCACACATCATCAATGGACAGGCCAGAGTATAAAGTATTTTTTGCGTCCTCTATTCCGTTATCAAGGTATTTAAAGAACTTACCTTTTTCAGAGTTCTTATATTTCTCTTCAAGTTCTACTCTACACGCTGATTTTAAAGTGGACATAATACAATCTAAATCATTGTCCGATCTAGTTGATAAGTGCCACTGTCTTATTTCGTTCCAATGATTGAACTTTTCTTTTAGTGCTTGTTTCTTTTTATTAGCATTAACATTAAGAGCAGTCTCTTTCATCTCTTTACTTTGTTTAAAGTCTTGATATTCCTTTTCAGCTACTTCAGCTTCCTTAATAAGTTTATCAAGTTTTAAAGTTGCCACAAACTTATCAAAGTCCTTTTCTAATTGTTTTTGAACTTCAATTTCGCATTGTGATCTTATTGCCTGTTGTTTTTCATTAAACTTGCTAGTTATAAGATTATGTAAATAGTCAAGTTCTTGTTTTCTTATTGGTCTCATGTTTTTTCCTTTCGTTGTTGTTATGCGATTATTATATCCTATAATATCCTATTCTGTCAAGCTCTAAAATTAATTATTTTTATTTTTTTTTCTCTGGGTGGGTCCCGCCCACATGTATTTATTAGACCTGCGACAACTTGTCGCATGTACATTAATATTTAATTAATTTATGTTTATGTTTCGCCCCTTTATTAATTTACGGCGATATAAACTTAAATTAAAATTAAAAGGGCTGGTACATCGCTACGGGGTAGACACACTCAACCTGTACGGGCAAAGTATCAGCCCTACAACCTACACTTTAAATTTTTTTAAGCGCTTTTTTATTTGGGTGGGGCCCGCCCACATGT